CTGAACAACTCCGGTGACTTCTGCGCATTTAAGGGGACTTAAATGCGACCACAATCTGAACTCCTCACCTTGTCACAGATGCAGAAATGCACCTGCGATTTTCTGCATTCTGCGGTTTCCATTAAGGAGGCCGTATGACTCTGCCAGTAGACGGCATCAAACTCCATCGCGGTAACTTCGCGGCCATCGGCCAGCAGATTCAGCCATTGCTGGATGCCGGGCAATGCTTCCGCCTGCAGGTGAAGCCGTGGCGCGAGAAGCGTAGCTTGTCTCAGAACGCGCTCAGCCACATGTGGTACACCGAAATAAGCGAATACCTCATCGCCCGCGGCAAGACCTTCGCTACGCCTGAGTGGGTCAAAGACGCGATGAAGCACACCTATCTCGGCTACGAAAGCAAAGACCGGGTAGACGTCGTGTCCGGCGAGGTCACCACCGTGCAATCCCTCCGCCATACGTCAGATCTGGAAACCGGTGAAATGTACATCTTCCTGTGCAAAGTCGAAGCCTGGGCGATGAATATCGGTTGCCACCTGACCATTCCTCAAAGTTGCGAGTATCAGCAACTGCGCGATAAGCAGGAGGCCTGATGTCTACTCCACTTTCCCGCGTCATCACCAACGAAATCTTCCGCGTTCCGGCGCCACGCAAGCGCAAGCCCGCGGTTAAGCCGTCCGACATCCCGACACTGAAAGACTACACATCCGGCCTGGTCGATAAGAAATGGCTGCGTCTCGCGGCGAGGAGAAAATCCGCATGAGCATATATCAACGCATTAATGGCGCTGACTGGCGCAATATCTTCGTCGTCGGCGATCTGCATGGGTGCTACACCCTGCTGATGAATGAGCTCGAAAAAGTTTCGTTCGACCCTGCGTGTGATTTGCTGATTTCGGTTGGCGACCTTGTTGACCGCGGCGCGGAAAACGTCGAATGCCTGGATCTGATTACTATGCCGTGGTTCCGGGCTGTGCGCGGAAACCATGAGCAGATGATGGTGGACGGCCTTTCAGAGTACGGAAACGTCAATCACTGGCTGGTGAATGGTGGCGGTTGGTTCTTCAATCTCGACTATGACAAAGAGGTGCTGGCTAAAGTTCTGGTTCACAAAGCAGCTGAGTTACCACTCATCATCGAGTTGGTTACCTCCGATCGAAAAATAGTCATCTGTCACGCTGACTACCCGCACAACGAATATGAATTTGATAAGCCAGTGCCGAAAGAAATGGTCATCTGGAATCGTGAGCGGGTTAGCGACGCTCAGGACGGCATTGTCTCGGCAATAGCCGGTGCTGATCTGTTTATCTTCGGACACACCCCAGCGCGCCAGCCCCTGAAATATGCCAACCAGATGTACATCGACACCGGTGCCGTGTTCTGCGGAAAACTCACGCTGGTACAGGTCCAAGGTGGTGACCATGCGTAAACCATCCCGCCGTAAGTGCAAAGTATGCGGTGAATACTTCGTGCCGAAATTCCACGACATCCGGATCCGCTGGTGCTGCCCGGAGCACGGAGCAATTCTCGCGATGGAAGAACGCGAGAAGGAGAAGGTGAAAGCCGCTGCTAAGCGCATTAAAGAGCAGAAGGAGGCAGAGAAGGCCGGGCGCAAACGACGTAAGGAGAGGCTGGCAGAGCTACGGCCAGCAGGTTACTACAAAGCGCAGGCACAGCAGGCTTTCAACGCCTACATCCGTGCGCGCGACGCCGATTTGCCATGCATCAGCTGCGGAGAGACCAATCCCCCGGATCTGCACGGCGGCCAGTGGGACTGCGGCCACTTCAAAACGGTCGGCGCTAACCCTGAATTGCGCTTTGAAGAGCGCAACGCCCATAAGCAGTGCAAATCGTGTAATGCGGGAGCGGGCAAATACACCGCCAAAGAGGCGACGGTCGCGCAGCAATACGAAGCTGGCCTGGTCGCTCGTTACGGCCAGGAATACGTCGACTGGCTCAATGGCCCCCATGAGATGACCAACTACCGCCGGGAAGACTTCATCCGGATCCGCGATAAGTACCGCGTCAAGCTCAAAGCACTGAAACAGCGGGAGGCAGCGTGAAGACATTCACTCCAGTTGAAGCGAGAAAGTTCGTTGCCAGCACCTGGTATGAAACGACACAGCTTTCGAAAAGAGAAAGGCTGTATGCGAAAGCTCGCGAACTGATAAGCGGCGATCGAGCGGAAATTATCTGTCAGACAGAAAACCCTGAATACAGAAAGTCAGCACGGGAGTGGTGGAATCATGACCAGAGCTGATTTCGAAAAGTATCAGGCAGAAAGCGTTAAGCGCGCCAACCTGCCGCCAGTAGCAAAGCACAGCCAGACCAAAACCAACCAGCCACAGAAGGAAGCCGCATAATGAACCTCGAATCAATCGCTAAATACTTTGCGCCTAAATCACCGATGTTCAGTGACTCTCCTCGCGCAACCGCATCAGACAGTCTCACCGGCACTGACGTTATGGCGGCGCTTGGCCTTGCTGGCCACAAGTGCGGGTTTGGTTTCGATCTTTACCTCTCGAAAATCGGCATTAGCAGCCCAGATATAGCACTGGAGAGACTCTATGAGCAGGCACGTAAGTTATCAGGTAAATTCAGAGCACTGTCTGAACTCGATGAATCAGCTCGGTCAGGCGTGCTTAAGGTTCTCTGCGCTTTTGCATACCAGGATTATTCAAGAAGTGCTGCCAGCACTCGAAAATGTGATTGCTGTGATGGTGGCGGATTTACAGAGGCGCAAGTGTTTACCAACAAGGTCTCATACCCATGGGGGAAACCGCCTTACTGGTCGAAAATGTCGCGTGCCGTTCGCCCAAGCGACTGGGAGAGCTGGACACAGGCGCGTGAGGTGGTGCGAGTTAAATGCAAGCCGTGTAACGGAAAAGGCGTTATCAGCAATTCGTGTCGCTGCCATGGCAAAGGTAAGGTGCTGGACAAGGCAGAAAGCGATCGCCAGGGCGTTCCGGTGATGAAAGCCTGTGACCGCTGCGGTGGAAGAGGTTACGCCAGACTGAAGTTCTCAACGGTGATAGAGGGAATTAATACTGTTGCGGAGATAAAGAAAACGGCGGCTTATGACCAACTTCAGCCGCTCTTTGAGGAACTTGTCGCCGAATGCCATAAGCAGGAGTCTATGGCTGATGCCATTCTCTCAAAAGTAACGAGATGAAAATAATTTTCTCTGATATTGAAAATATATAGGAAATAGGTATTGCATTTCGCGGAAAAACTGGATAGATTCATCTCTAACGCTGGGAATCCGTTCAGTCGTTCCGAAGCCAAAAAAATTCAAGCCCGAGGTTAGCGCCTTGGGCTTTTTTATTTGCGGTACGCCGCACACCGAACCCACTACCTGGGACCCTTCGGCCAGAGAGCCGACATTGCCTTACCCTCATCTTCCTGGCTTGTCGCCAGGTTTTTTATTCCAGGCTCCGGGAACCATCCTCGACATGCCTTCTTGTTAAATCGTCCCGAGGGCCCGACCCCTTTTAAACACACAGCCCCCGCTTTTAAGCCGGAGGTTAGAGACTATGAAAATGCATAACGATCCCCACTCCTGGACGGAGTTTATCGAACTACTCCACAGCTGGTGGCGTGGCGAAACGCCGATGGGTGCCGTATTGCTATCGGTTGCCATGGCCGCATTGCGAATCGCTTACGGCGGTGGCGGCTGGAAGAAAATGATTCTTGAAGGTGCGATCTGCGGAGCTCTAACCCTTACCGCTGTGTCAGCTCTTGATTACTTTAGTCTTCCACAGTCTCTGTCGATAGCTATCGGCGGCGCGCTAGGGTTTGTTGGCGTAGAGCAGGTTAAGGTTATGGCTTCCCGGGTGTTTAATTCTCGGTTTGGAGGCGGTGATGCAAACCAGTGATAAAGGCATTGCCCTGATCAAGCAGTTCGAAGGCTGCAAGCTTACCGCCTACCAGGACAGTGTCGGTGTGTGGACGATCGGCTATGGCTGGACTCTGCCTGTCGACGGGAAACCAATCCGCGCCGGGATGACGATTAAGCAGGAAACAGCAGAGCGATTGCTGAAGACCGGACTGGTCAGCTATGAAAGCGACGTATCCCGCCTGGTTAAAGTCAGCCTGACTCAGGGGCAATTCGACGCCCTGGTATCGTTCACGTATAACCTCGGAGCCCGGTCACTGTCGACATCGACTCTTCTGCGAAAACTCAACGCCGGTGATTACGCTGGCGCAGCCGATGAGTTCCTGCGCTGGAATAAAGCTGGTGGCAAAGTCCTAAATGGGCTAACCCGTCGGCGTGAGGCGGAGCGCGCTCTGTTCCTGTCGTGATTAGCGCACTGGTTAAGCGTTACTGGCTGCAGTTGCTGGTGGTGGCGTTAATCGGCGTGCTGGCGTTCTTCGTGAACCACTACCGCGACAACGCCATTACCTACAAAGACCAGCGCGATAAGGCGGCGGTCCAGGCAGAAACATCAGAGGCGATCACCAACAACGTGATCACCACGATGAACCTCATCCGTGACATATCACAGGCTACCCAGAATGCAAAGAACGAACTGGCTCAAAAAGGCGAGACGCGCATTGTCTATATCAGGCAGGCGCTTGAAGGCGATCCGTGCGCTAACCAGCTTGTTCCTTCTGCCGCTGCTAACAGCCTGCGGGAATACGCAGACGGTTTACGTTCCGGCCCCGGTGGTACCGATAAGCGCTGACCTGACCGCAGACACGCCGATCCCAGGAATGGTGGTTCCGTTCACGTGGCAGGCAAGTCTGGAGTTAAACGCTCATCTCTACACGGCTCTTGGGCAGTGCAATCTGGATAAGGCGGCAATTCGGAAAATTGAAGAGGCGAGAAAAATAAATTGAAATCGAGAAATGAAAGTAGTAAAAGTCAGTCATGCTGTGAGCAGTACAGCTGAAGAGAAATCACCAAGTTTCAAAAACAAAATTCTGAGTCTCGGCAACTGCCGGGGCTTTTTTGTATCCGCATTTCACCGCGCACCGCAGCGCATTCAAACCACGTCGAACCAAACCCTTTGAAATGAGCCTTTGAGGAAGTCAGTTAGTGCTGGCGAGCCTCGACGGGCTGATTTCCTATGCGGCAAAGGTTCATCTCAAAGAAAGGTACACGCTATGAATAATCCGTCAGTTATTCCGGCTTTCGATTTTCGTGAAATGGTCACGACCCTCGACAACAAGATAATCACCACATCACTCAAGGTGGCGGATTGCTTTGGCAAGCGACACAAAGACGTTTTGCGAGCCATACGTAACCTGAAATGCTCCGATGACTTCACCCAGCGCAATTTTGCGCCCATTGATTTCATTGATAAAAATGGCGATGTTCAGCCTATGTATAACATCACCCGCGACAGATGCATGATGCTGGTGATGGGATTCACTGGCAAAACAGCTGCCTCAGTTAAGGAGTGTTACATCAATGCCTTTAACTGGATGGCCGAGCAGCTAAACCGACGCATGGCGATGGGTGAGGAAATGCAGCACCGCTACGCCATCAAAGAAACTCGCTCAAAGCTGAAAGGCACGATCGGCAGCCGGTTGATGAACGAGCGGAAGAAAGAGAAGCGCGTTCTGGAGCTCGAGCATGAGCACATCATGCAGGTAACGCAGCCGGAATTACTTATTGGCTGATCGCGGCATTACAGGAGCCCTTCACTGAGGGGCTTCGATAATGATCTGTGTAACCCCGCAAGGATGGTGATCACATCTTGCTGACGGGTAAGCCGTAAGTGGCTAAGCACTTCTGAGAAGCAGGGCAACAACTGCGACAAGGCAAAGAGGTAATCATGTCCGACATCTACCAAATCACGCTAACCACCCAAACCGGCGAAACCTTCACGGGCAAGATGTCACGACGTCAGCCTGAGCTGGTTAACGGCTTTGTGCCGCTGGCAACAGAGACGGGACAGTGGCTATATTTCGCGCCTGCCGATGTAAAGCGCGTGGAGTTCACGCCGGTACCAGCAGAGGAAGCACCGGCAGAAACCGAGGAGCCCGCATCATGAAGAGCGCATTTATCCCTGTCACCATGAGTCTGGATGTTTCAGCTGCGGGTGAAGAGGCTCAGGCCGTAGCCAGCGAGCTACTACGCCGCACTAATGGGCTTAGCCCGCGCATCTCTGAAGATGAGGCGCTTCGGATCCTGCTTGTCGATATGACCCGCGATTACCTGAAGGCCAAGAACAAGGCAGAACAAACAACGGAGTAACGAATGAGCAAACCGGACTGGGAGGCCATCGAGACGGCGTACCGGGCCGGAGTGATGTCCCTCCGAGAAATTGCATCACAGCACGGTATTAGCGAAGGCGCTATCCGTAAGCGTGCCAAGCGTGACGACTGGTCTCGTGACCTGAATGCGAAGGTGAAAGAACGCGCTGACGATCTGGTACGCAAAGCTGAGGTACGCAAGCAGGTACGCAGTGAAGTCACTTTTAACGAACGCGTACTCATCGAGGCGACAGCTGAGGTAATCGCTAACGTCCGCATGGAGCATCGCGGTGACATCAAGCGTGCCAGGCAGATAACTAATGCCCTGTTTGATGAGTTGGGGGCAGAATGCGCAGACGTGGCCGCACTGGAGAAGCTCGGAGAGCTGATGTTCGACCCCGACGACAAAGGCCAGGACAAGCTCAATGAGATTTACCACAAGGTCATCAGCATGCCGGAGCGCGTTAAGTCGGTTAAGGCACTCAGCGACGCGATGAAGAATCTGATCGGGCTTGAGCGTCAGGCCTACGATATCGACGGGCCGGAAGGCGACAACTCTGTTAAGCAACTGTCTGACCTGATGGATTCTCTGTCTCAGGGGGCGTAATGAAACCTGAGCACATCAAGCTGCTGGCTGATAAAGACTGGCGGCTGAATAACCTTTACTGGATCACCGACAAAGAGGGTAAGCCAACGCGCTTCAGGATGACGCCTGAGCAGCGTGAATACTTTGAGGGGATCCACACCCGCAACATCATTCTGAAAGCTCGCCAGCTCG